AAACTGAAATGATGTTCACCCCATCAGTTGAAATCACGGCCTTGGCGTAATAGACCGAACCTACTTGCACGGGAAATTCGTCATTCCAGTTGTCTGCGATGTATCCGCTGATCGTGCCGGGCATTACGGTGGCAATAAGTGCTTCTGGGTCTTCGGGGTTTGCGGGGTCTTGGCGCAGCACAATGTCCCACGGAAGCGGCTTGGCCGATGTCCCGCCGCCCTTTTTTGGAGTTGCTGTTAAATCAATGCAAACGCCTTGCCCGGTTTGCCTAAGTGTTGTTCCACGCCCGGCCAAGGGCTTGTTGCGGCGGATTTCCTCAACAATCGCATTGAGGCGGCTTGCGCTTATCTCGCGCAGAAGCGGCCTATTCGGCTGGAATTTTATGGAACTGAACTGCGCCATGCCGTTTAGCTCCAGTCATAAAGCTGTTCAACCTCGTCCCATGACGAGAAGTTTAGGGTGTATTCCCGCGTCACCTCATATTGATCGCCGATTGGCGTTGCGGTGATGGCAGTGCAAACCCAGAAGGTATTGGTTGGCGCGTTTAACTCCGAGGGGTTGGCAACTTTGGCAATGGGGTCAAGGCTTGGCAGGGCAGACTCGATTTCGGAAACCCGACCAACCACGGCGGGGGCTAAAAAATATTCAACGCCGCGAGACAGAAACGAATACAGCAATTCTTGGTCTGGCGTCAGTGAGGTCAAAACCGATGTGTCTTTGTCATCAACGGCTTTTTGAACATCGCTAATTTCTTCAACGGTCATCGCCTTAAACTTTGTGTGCGTAATGATCGGCACCTCGCGGGTGCCGCCCGCGAGTTCAACGCGCTTGCCGTATTGGTTGTAACTGGCATCCCCCGAACCAGCCACGGTGTATTCAAAGACGCCGCGCCTAATGCCGCCCGGCTCTTGCGTGACGCTCGCGTTTGTTAAGACGCCCTCTCCACCGGGCGCTTGCACGGTTGGGTCTGTCGAAACGACAACCTTTCTTGTTACTCTGCGGTCGCCGCTATCAATTACGCCGCCGCCTGTTGTTTCAAATTGTGCCATAGGAGTTAGTTGGATGAGGGCAAGACCAAAGGCTCGCCTTTTTTGAGGAGTTCGTAAATTTGCTTGGCCGCGTCTGCCGCCCGCTTTGTTTCTTTGCTTGGGTCTTCCCTGCGCCGGGTGTCGAAAAACTCGTTTGAGGCAAAGCCGATGCGCTGCAAGGATGATGCGCCCATTGATCCAACCAAAGCGCCTTGGCCCTGGCCTTGGATTTGTTGCTGCAATGCCATGATTCGCCCGATGGCCGCTTCTTTCTGCGCTTCAACCTCTGGCCCGACAAAACCCTCCAAGTCGGCCAGCCCCTGCATTTCAAAATCCAACTGCTCTTGCGGGGTCATCGTCGCCCGCCTGTTCGCCATTGCCTGCGATTGTGTTGAGGCAAGCGCGCTGCGTTGCGCGGCGGCTTGTGCCTTGGCGTTTCTTTCCGCCTCGTCGGCTATTTGTTTTTCCAGTTGCGCTTGAACTTGTTTGCTCTTGGCAATCTCAGCGTTCAGTTCGGCCACGCGCGCGGCGATTTCGGCCATTGATTGCGCGCCTTGAGACGCGCCGACAACCTCGCCCTGCAATCGAGTTTGATTGGCCTGCTCTTGCGCCAGCCTTTCTTGCGGCGTCATGCCGATCTGCGCGGTCTGCGCGGTGGTTGCCGCTGTCTGCTGATTAGCGGCAAATTCGCGGGCTTGCGCGCTCATTTGATCCTGCATGGCTTGGATGCCTTGCAGTTCTCTTACTTGCTGCTCAATACTTGCAGGATCGGCCCCCTGTGATTGAAGGCCCGATTGCAAATCTTCAATTTCCCTGCGCTTTTCTTGTTCTCTTTTAATGCGCGCAACTTCGGCGGGATCGCCACCCGCGCCCGTCAATTCAAACGCCTCCAAGTCCATCCGCGCCATGTTTGCCATCATGTTTTCTCTGGCAATGCGCTGCTGTTGCTCTTGCCCCGCATCCAATTCTCCGCGCACCGCCCCGCCTGTGCTTAGATCGGCCAGGCGCGCAAGTAGCTGCCCCGGTCGGCCCTGTATTGCGTTGGCAATGGCCTCGCCTATGTTTTTGCCGAAGGTTTCGGCAATGAGCTTGCCTGTTTGTTTTGCCGCGTTGCTGAGTTGAGTAAATTCTGAAATAGCGCCCGATAGGCTTGTGGCCCGCCCCGCTTGGGAAAGGGTCTGATTAAATTGCTCTTGGATGCCAATGGCAGATTTTACGGCGGTGCTTAGTTGGTCGAACGCAGCCGAGACGATTTTTCCAACTGCGGCGGCTCCAGCAACTAACAACGTCATGCGCCCCGCGCTGCGGGCTATCCCGCCGCTAAATTCCTCTGCGGGCGCTGGATCAAGAGCCTGCTGTGCGGCTTGCCGTGTCTTCTTTAGCTCCTCCTGCAATTCCCGCAACGGCCCAAGGCCGTAGTCGCCAATATCAATGTCTATCGGCCCGCCGCTGCCGCCCGGCTGTTTTACTTGCGGCATTCTTGGCGCGGTGGATGCCCGCGCAAAAGTTTGCTGCACTTGTGTCGCCGTCTTTTGTGCGTCGGCCAAGACGGACTGAAAACCAGTTTGCGTCTGGTTGGCCGCTGTGATTTTTACTTTTACTTCAGCCATTGGATTCGTCCTCCTTTTTGGCCTTGCTGCGGGCAATGGCAATGCGCTCGGCGTCGGTCACAATGTCGAGGTGTGTGCCGCTTTCGGTTTCGTAGGCTGCGGCCTCATACCATGCCGCCGCGCCCACGGGGGTGGCCCACGCTTGCTGTTCGCTCATGCCGAGGCGCATGAGCCGGGCCACGGTGCTGATGGCGTTCGGGATCTTGGACGGTTCGCCGCGTTCCTCCCCTGCCTTGGGTTGCTTGTTCCACATCTGCGGCGGGGCGCAGTAGTCGGCAACGTAGGTGCGCCAGCGCGCAACCTCGGCCACGAAATCAATCTTGCGCCATTTCCACAGTCGGCAGGCGAAAGAATCCATGTCGGGCAAGACAAGGGCCGGGCGCGAGCAGATCCATGCGGCAAGGCGCAATTCCTGCTCGCTGCCCATCTGCCCGTGGTAAAATGGCGAGCCGATAGCTTCCAAGGTGAATGCATGGCCCACGGAAAGCGAGAGCATTCGCAGCCCGCAAACGCGGTGTGTCGCGTTTAAGAACGCTTCAGCGGCCAGCGCATCCATAGCGCGAGCCCTTACGATCCGGCAAAAGCGACCGTGGTGACGGTGACGCGCTGGTAATCAGTGTTACCAAACCGCTTTTCAACGCGGATGGTGGAAGTAGAAGAATGGTCGCCCGTGGTGAGCGTTGAGCCGCCGACTGTCGCCGTGTTGATGGCCGTGCCACGGATGTTGGTCTTGACCACATCGCCCGCCGTTTCGGCCTTTTCGGCGCTCAGAACAGTAAAAGAAATGCTGTCGAGCGAGAAGCCGCTGCCCGTGAAGTCGCCCAAAACCTGAGCCGAAGCCTCGGCACGAGGGTTGTAGAATCTGATGGCAGGGGGCGCGGTGTTGGCGCTTCCACTTTCAATCAGTTGCTCGTCCACTTGGGCGGTGATGGTGGCGTTGAGAACCTCGTAGCTGCCAATCGTTCCAGCGCCGAAGGTGGTTCCAACCGTCTCGGTGGTTGTCTCCGTGCGGACATACTTTGAGATGATCGTCGTGGTGACGCCGTTCTGGTCTTGAACCAGAAGTTTCTCAAACGTCTTGGCCGTGCTTTTGGAAAAAGCGCCCGAAACACCGTAGCTGATAGGCATACCCTCGCTGGGCGTGTCAATTCTGCTGGCAATAGAGGGTCACGCTGAGAACGTCAGTAATGCGGTTGTTGGCCGTATCAACCGAGTGCGCGCTTTCCAGTAGCCCGGCAACCGTGACGTTGGCCGAGGTAAAGTCCTGGGCCACGATCTCGCGCAGGGTTTCCTCGACTTGCTCCACCACCTCGTCATGCGCGCTGGCGTATTCGCCGGGACTGATGATGTGAATGGTGGCGTCGGCCTGCCAGCGGGCCAACTGCGGGAAGGGTCGGCTGGCCGACAAGCAGGCGGCGACAATGCGCCGAGGCGGGGCCGTGGTTTCCGAGTAGTAGGGATAAACCGTGTAATCGTCCGTCACGGCGCTCGGAAGCTCGGTGCCAAGGTGGGCTGACACGATTTGCTCGATCTCATGGCGCAGGCTGTAGGTCTGCGGGGTGGCCGAGGTCGGGCCTGTGGGGGCGGTGGCGATGCGGTCGCCTGCCACGGCGCTGATGCGGATGGTGTCGGTCTGGATGTTCGGGGCGGTGTTGCCCGAAAGCTCGACCAGATGCCATCCGTATAGTGTTAAATCGGTCTGTGCCGCGTTGATGGCGGCAAGCGCGGTGTTGGTATTGGTATCGTCCAAAATGCGCGACAGCGCGGCCACGCGGTTCTTGTGGGATGTCTGCCAGCCTGCTCCGTCATTGGCCGAGGTGAGAACGCTAAAGTCCACACTTACCCGGCTTGCCGATCTCACGCCGCCCTCGACAAGCTCGGAGCCTGCCGCCGAGACGATAACGCAAGGCAGGGCGAGCGGATCGGTCGGAACGGCATAGCGAATTGGGATGCCTGCGAGCGCGGTTCCCGTGCGGGCGGATTCGATGCGGGCGGCAAATTGAGCTTCTAATTGGCGGTGGATCATGCGGCTTGGGCTAACTTGCCGAGGCGGTTGTTCATTTCGCGCTCGATCTGTTTCTGGCGGAACTCAAGCAACCAATTAACCCGGCCTTGGCGGATTTTGTCGCTGGCGTTTTTTGCGGTGTTCGCCATTTCGATATACATATTCAAAGGATTGCCGAAGCTCCTGCGGCCCTTCCCGCTGCCTCGCGCAAGATTGTTGCTGACAAATTCTGGCAAATTCAGCGCGCCCGCCCCTACAAGTCCGAGGTCTTTCCATGCAGCGCCCCAACCCGCCTTGAGCGTTCCAACGCGCTTGGTCATTTTGGTCGTGTAGCTGTTCATTTTGCCTTTGCTAACGACAAGCTGCGACCAATGCGCTTGGTTCACTCGGCCCTGAGAATTTTGCCTGCTCTTGTGCAGATTGCGGTTCGGTTCTTGGCCCACATATTGAAGATTGCCCAACTTTGGCTCGCCCACTGCCGACACTTTCCGCGTCTGTGTGTAGCTGTTGACGCGCTTTCCTTTTTTCGTGGTGTAGGGCCGAACCTCAACCAGCGTCGGGGTCTGATTGTTCAGAAGATCCAAGGCGCGGGCCTCTGAGTAATTTGGGCCACCCTGTTTCATGTATCGGCTGAACGCGACAGACACCCCGCGCACTCCGCTATCGGCCAAGATTTTGCGAATGACGGCAACGCTGACAAAGACGCGGTTGATGTCTCGCGTGACTGCGCCGACGCCTTCCGCTTGGTCTTTGGGTGGAGTAATGGCAAGCAAGCCATTGTCGCCGCTATCACGCACAAGCAGTCTTGCTTGGCGGATAAGTTCTTGTCCGACTTCTTTTGTTGTCGCATTGACGAACTTCGGGACGAATTTACGCAATTCATCCAGCGTAATCTCGGCTGAGACTGCCGCCGCCATAACTATTCGGCCAAGCCGCCCGCTGTGATTTCAACCACTGCGCCGTCCTGCGAGACGGCCAACACTTGAAGCTCTTGCCCGCGCACCGTCACGCGGCTCCAGATAGCAGGAACGGCGTTGTCGATCTTGTCGAAGCGCGGCTCAAAGGCGCTGGCTTGGAGTGCCAGCCGCACGCTGCGGATCTGCCGCACCCCACCCTCGGCCAATTCGTCGCGGGTTTCAGTGTCGCCAACCACAGCTTTGTAGTCGATCCCGCCAATGGTCACGCACTCGCCGCCGACATCGGTAATCGCGGCCACGCCAAGGATGTGCGCGGTGTCTAACTGGCTTGCCATGCCCTAATCCTTGGAGTCAAAGGCGTCAGGGTTGCGGCGCTTGAAGACTTCCAAGCCGAAGCGGTATCCCTCGTTGCTGTTCTCGATGGCATAAATGTCATCGGTTGGGACGGCAGGATTAAAAAGCGGATGCTCGTGGCGCAGCACAATATCGCTTGGAACCATCCATCCGCGCTTTTTTGCCCGGTGCGTAAACTCGTTATCACAAAAAACACCCCTGTATTCGTCGCTGACGATGCCGCCTTTGTGTCCCATTGCCGCCAATGTCGGGCGAGTGACACAGAAGGTTATGAGCAAATCGTCCGTCCTGTAACCGTCTCCGATTTGCAAGACGGCGGGGCTGTTGAGTTTGTCGGCCAGCGCGTTGTAAATCAGTTCGTCCCAAAAAAGACACGGCTCCAGATCATCTTGAATTGTCAGGATGATTTTTCCGCTACTGGCCCGCACGGCTGCGTTGTAGTTTTGCACCAAGGTTCCGCCCACGGCGTCCATGTTTCCGGCGGGCGAAAGGCCGTGCTTGAATCGCCCCAAAACGTCCCGCGTCTCGGCATCATCCTCGGCAAAGCCAAAGATGTATTCCACGCTTTGCGGGTCTTTGGCCGCTTCCAGCCACTTCTTGCGCGTCTCGGCAGCTTGGAGCGGACGGCCACGGGTCGGGTGGCAAACGCTGATCTTTGCCCCGCACTTCTTGAACCACTCCAATTCAAACTGATCGGCGCGCTCGGTGTCGCCATTGGCTCGCAGGGTGCAGGCGTAAAGCCCGACGCCGCCGAAGCCATAGACCACCGGGCGGTGCGTCCACGGGACAATCTCTGGCACAGGTAGGGCCATGAAAGCGCGGGCATAGGCCAAGGCATCTTGGGCCTCGCCGTTGTCCAGGCTGGTGGCCGCGAGTTGGGCCAGGGCTTCCCTGCGCCACGGACTGACCTTGTAGGCTTCGTGCAATAGCGATTTCTTGGGAGCGAATGCCTGCGTCCGCATGGCGAGTTGCAGATAAAGCTCATACCGCTCATCCCCTGAGAGCGATTCGTGTTTGAGCGCCTCGATGGCGAGTTCCATGCCGCGCGCATCCTCCTTCATGCCGAAATGCTCAAGGCTCCCGTAGAAAAGCCAGCGCGGGTCTTTATCCCAATCTGGCTGCGAAGCGATGATGCGCCAGTTGCGGGCATTGCCGCGCTTCTCGGATGCCTCGTCTTTCTTTTCGTCGGGGGCGTGAACAATGCGGGCGTCCTCCCACCTCACTTGCCCGTCTCCCGATTTGTCCAAGGGTTCAAGGTGTTCGTGAACAGCGCCGTCCCACTTGGCCGTGCCGCGCCGCCAGATGCGCTCACGCAAGAGGTTTAGTCCATTATTGGTCAAGCGATAGGGAACCATCGCCAGCGTGGTCGTGGGGGCCGTCTCGCGCAAATGCTGGCGGATAATGTCGCAGGACTCTTGCTCAATAATATCGTCCGTATCGGCCCAAATGAGCCAATCGTGGCCGTCTGCCTCGGCCATGTCCGTCGCCATCTGCCGGGCGGCGGCAAAGTTGTCCACATGATCCCAAAACTGGAACGCTTCGGCGTTCTTGTATTCGCCCGTCTTGCACCCCATTTCGCGGGCAATGTCGAGCGAGCGATCTGGCTCCCTGCCGCCGCAGGCGCGGACAATGTAGATGTGGGGCGTGAGCTTTTGGAAAGCCTCGATGAATCGCCCGATGTAACCCTCGCTATTTCCAGTAATAGCGACCAACGCCAAGGAAGGCTGTGTGTCCATGCGGCCACGGCGGGCCTGTCAACTTCACCAAAAGCAAAACCCCCGGCATAGCCGGGGGTCTGCTGAACACACGAACCAGAACAGTCTTTAGGCTTTCTTGGCGAGGATCTTAAGACCCTGCGTGATGCCGTAGGTGAATCCGCCCACCACCTCAAAATTGAGGAAATGAGTCCCACTTGCTGTATTATAGTGACGGCGATAGCCCAAACCAATACCAGAGACGGGATCGACCACGGTGCGGGCTTCCAAGTATTCGCTCGGAGCCTGCGGCTGGAGGGTGCGGATCGCCACGGCGATGGCCGAGGGATGCACCGCGAAGCCTGCGAGGGTGATGCTGGTTCCGACGTTGGTGGCCGGGATCAGGGTGGACTCGTAGACGTTCATGCCCGCCAGACGGCGAACCACTCCCTCGCGCACACCTTCGGGGCCGAAGTTGAGGTTAGCGAGGATGTTGGTGCTGTCGGAGAGGAGAGCGTCGTAGGCTTCCGGCTCCAAGAACAACGCACGGTCGTTCTGCGGGGCTTTGGCCTTGGTGAGTTCCAAGCGGGCCTTGCGGACATCGGCCATCGAGAACGAGGCCGAGGTGAACGAGGCAACCGCCGCGCCGAAGTTACCCGTGGTGATCATGCCCCAGGCTGCGCTGATGAAAGCCTGCGCCACTGCGCGGCCCTGCTCTGCGCCGATTTCGGCCAGCATCTGCGGGGTGAGCGCGGAGGACTTGCTCCACTGCGTGTCGGTGAAATCGACCGTGCTGAGATAGTGCTTGTCGATCGTGACCTCACGGGCGGTGAGGGTAACGTCTCCGTCTGCACCTTCGTAGGTGTTGTTGAACGTGGAGGCGGTGATCGAGGAGATGAGCGGGATGCTCACCACTTCGCCTTTGCGCGCGGCTTCGGCGTTGTAGTTCACGCTGAAAGCGTTTAGCGGATGGAGGGAATCAACGAACGCCTTGAGCGCCGCTGAAGAGATGATGTCGTCGTTAAGACCAGTGATGGAGGCCATGTTAGTAGGTTATTTGGATTGTTTGAGCTTGTTGATGAGGGAGAAATCGCTGGCCTCAAGCGCCTTGCGGACGATTTCAAATTTCGTAGCGCGGTCGCCAGAAGCGTAAGCGTCTTCGACCGAAACGGCGGAACCGTTGCCCGTGATGGCGTTGTCGCCGCGAGCGGCGAGTTCGACTTCCAGAGCGGAGAGCTTGGTCATCGCGGCATCGAGCTTCGCGGCCATTTCCGAATCAACGGGAGCGGCAACGGGCGCGGGAGTTTCTTCTTTGGCGGCGGCGAGGCCGTCCACGGTGGATTTGAGGTCGGCAACCGAAGCGGCCAACGATTCGATGGCGGCTTGAGCGTCAAACTCAACTTTGGCGACAGAACTATTTTCAGTCATGCCCACTGCGGCGGTGTCAACTTCGGGCGTTGCTTCGGGTTCCGACCCGGCACGGAAAACGCCGTCAGGGTTGGCGGCGGGGCGGGAAACCAGATCCACGCTGACGAGTTCTGAGACGCGGGCGAAACGCTTTCCGTCTTGCTCGTCGGGCGTTCCGCTGAACGTCATGGAAAAACCGACACGGTTTGGCGCTTTGGTCAGGATCTCGCTGTAGAAAGTGGCCTGCGGGTGCGAGCCGAGAAGTTCCAAGTCGGCGCGCAGTTGGTCTTCGACAATGCGGAAGTTGGCGAGGAAGCCGATGAGGGAATCAATGCTTTCGTCGTGATCGACAAAGACTTTGACGGGTGAACCAGCAACGCCTGCGGCTTCGGCCTGCGAAAGCGTTGTCTCGTCCACCATCATCGCGTGGCCGAGTGCCGGGCCAACCGTGGCGACAGATATTCCTTCAAATTTGAGGGCGTCCATACTCGGACGCGCTCATGTCAAGCAGTCGCCTTCTTGCGGCGATAGATGCGTTTGCGCTTCTTGGGCAAAGCCAACTCTGTCGGTTCTTCTTTGCTTTCCAACTGCGGGGCGCTGTCCGCTGGCGCATCAATCGCCGGGACAACTTCAACCACGGGAGCCTGCGGCTGCGCCTGCTCCACCCCGATCATCACACCAAGATCGGCGGCAAATTCGCGTTCGGTCGCAATCTCGGCCACGGCCTCCTTCCAATCAATGCCCTGCTCACCGAAATAATCCGAGAGAGTCATTAGCCCGGCCTTCACATCGTCGCGGCGGGCGGTGGCCTCGCGGCCTACGTCCACCGTGATCGAGCGCGGAGTTTGCCAGCCGACAGACTGCCAACCGGGATTCATGGGAAGTTCTTTGCGCGAGATGGCGCGGGCAATCGCATAGCGCCAAAGTTTCGACAGGAACGCATTAACCAGCACATCCTGGCGGGCGGCAAAGCACCTCGCCGCCTTCTGTATGATAAACCTTTGCGCCACGCCGCCGATCGCGCTGGTGTCCCAAACAAACTCGTAAGGCAGGCCAAGGCCGATGGCCGCTGCGCGGATGTATTGCTCAAGGTGCTTATCGAGCTTCTCGTTCGGGCGGTTCATTACGAAAGATTGAATGTCTTCCGTATTCTTCATGCGCGGAACCAGCCCGCCGCCGAAAATGCTTTCGCGGGTCAGGTTGCCATTGCTGTCCTTGCTGAAGTCGCCAAGGAATCCTTCCGCGCCGATGTTCCCCGTGGAGTTTTTAATAACGAGGCCGATGCTGCTGCCAGCCTTTGCCGCCATCATCTCAAATCGCAAAAGTTCGTCCCGATCCAAAACGCTGTTGAGCGCCACGCCGATGGCAGGATAGCCGCGCACTTGGTCGGCGCGCTCTGGCTCGTAAACGTGAAGCATGGCGTCGGCCTTCACCTCGCGGTGGCGGCGCGGGTATTCGTCGCCCTCCCCAATGAAATAGCCAAGCGGGCGCTGGAACTTGTCGAGCTTCACGCCATCCACCACACCGCTGTTGCTTGCCGAGGTGTCGGGCGACTCCACGCGGTGCGCCTCGACAATCTGCACGGCGGGAGCGCCGTCTGTCTTGGCCGTGAGGATGGCGAAAATTTCCCCGTCCCGGTCAATGGCCTCCGACACGAGCATTTGCAGGGAGCGCATATCGTGCCGCCCGCTGATTTCGGGCGAGCGCGCCCAATTCTCCCACCATTGCTCTGCCGCATCGTCCCACGCTTGATCACCTGACATGGCTTGCGGGCGAATGCCGATGCCGCTACCCACGGAATACATGGCCTTGTCGCGCACTGCGCCCCGCACTATCGCGTTGTTGTAGAAACATTTACGCGAAAGCGCCATGAGGCGGGTGCGGTCATAGGAGGAAAGGTCAACTTTGGAATCCTGCGCCTGCGCGTAAACCCAACCACGCTCCTCGCTGCGGTGGTTCACGGCCTCAATCATGCGTGAGAACCCGAAGGCTGCGGCTACGCGGTCAACAAATTTGGTCTGCTTCGTTTTCATGTGCGGTTCGGGAAGCGCATTTGCGTCACGCGGCTGTTGCCAATCGTCCCGGCATTGATCGCCAGCGCCGTCTCGATGAGGCCAAGCATATCCCATGCATCGTAGCTCTTTTGCAGGGTGACACTGCGACCGCCGACGCTGCTTGACACCACGAACGCCTGACTCGCCCCGCCAGCAAGGATCTGAGCCTTACAACTGGCTTTGAGTTGCGAAAGTTCAGAGGCCGTAAAAACTTGGGCCAGAATAGCAGCGTCCGTCACGCACTCGCGGCGTGTGTCAAGGAGCGGGCTGGCCCGCTTGAAACTGCGACATGATGGAGTCGATCAGAACCAGCGCCATCTTTTCGCAGTCGGCAAGGTGGTTCGGCCCAAGGCGCTGCCACCGCGCCACGCCTTCCTTTTCGATCAGCGCCTCGCCCTGCAACTGCGAAACGTAGTCCTTGGCAATGTCGCGCGGCAGATACCAGCGCCCCCGGCCATCGCGCAAAACGTCATGGTAGAGCCTTGCCTGCCAAAACTCGGCGTCGAATTGCAGCATCCAGATATTGTGACCCGCACCCAAGATTTGCTGGAATTTCCACGGCTCGCGCAATCCCTGCGACACCGTGCGGCCCTTGGCCGCGCAGAATAGACCGCCCGACCGCGCCACAAAATCGTAAACGCCTGCCGGGGTCTTCGCCGCATAGCCCGAATCGACCACGCCCTTGAAGCATTTGTAATGGCGGAACTTTTCCATGACCAAATCCCAACCAATCGCCGCCCCGTAATCGACAAGGTAACTGCTCCCGTCTTCGTGCAATTCGCGGATGATCCACCACAGTTCCGTTTGCTGAACGTCCACCGACATGATGCGGCCCAACATCTTGCCTTCGGGCGGCTGGCCGATGGTGTAACGCGGCGAGGCGTCCACCCGCTCGCGGATCATCGCCGTGGTGATGAGTGACCCCGCCGCCACCCAAGGCAGGGCCAGTTCTCGGTTAAAGAAATCCTGCAAGCCGCCCGGCGTCTCGCGGTCTTGGAGGAATTTGACGGCCAGATCCGACCACCGCCGCCACGGAGCGTAGAGCGAGGAAAGATGGTAACTGCGCCGCCCTGGCTCGGCGGCAAGGTCAGTCGCCCGCCACTCGCCGCGCTCAAGCATCTGCGCTTTGTCGGCCTCGGTGTGCGCGTGATCGCACTTCGGGCAATGGCAACGCGCCGATTCCGAGACAAGTTCCATGTTCCACGCGGAATCTTGTTTGGCTTCCTGCGCCCACTTGATGCGCTCCCACTCCAAGACAAACATTTCGCCGCAGGCCGCACACGGGACGAAGTATTTGCGCTGGTCGCCCTTGAGCCATTCTTCCCAAATGGCCCCGTCCTCATAGGTCGGGGTCGAGGTTGTGATGATGATATGCTGCGGGTAGGTCGCTACGCGGGCCTCGGCCAACTGCAAGGGCGCTGATTCCTTGCCGCCCTTCGATGGAAACTTGTCCAATTCGTCCATGCACAGCGCGGCAATCGAGCGAGAGGAAAGCGAGGCAGGACTGTTGCTGCCCGTGAACCACACGCTCATGCGGTCAAAGTGCTGTTCCAAAAGCCTATACTTGTCGGGATCGGCCTGCTTGTGCCGGGCGAGCGTCGGGTTCTGGTCAATCAACGGCATCCACCGCGTTTCCGAAAACGAGCGGGCCAAGTGCGTGGACGGCATGACCCACA